GGCGGCGAAGTGATTGTTCGCTACGTTTCAGCGGGTGGTTACAACGCGACTACTGGCGTTATTGGTGAGACGACTAGCGACACCGAGACTCGTGGCGTTCTTGAAAACGTAAACGTTCGCGAGGTTAACGAGCTGATTCAGGCTGGTGACAAGCGTTTGACTGTTGCGTCTAAAGAGCTGCCATCAGCTCCTGAGACAAAGGATCGGGTGGTGATCAGTAGCGTTGTTCATCAAATTATTAGCGTTGAGACGATTGAGCAAGATAATGAGGCAATCACTCACGAGCTGATTTTGAGGGCCTGATCATGACGCGCAATATCAAGCTTGGTGAGATTGGCGACTTTATGGGCGAGCAAGTCCAAAAGCTTGTCAAAATCACGACGCTTGAATGGGAAGCCCGAGTCAAAGAACAAACACCAGTTGAATCAGGAAGGCTTAGAAATGCCTGGCAAAGCAAAGTCGAGCCCTATGAAGGAGTGGTCAGCAACAACATGGAATATGCTGAGCCGGTTTGCTTTGGCAACAATTTGCCTCCTTCATGGAAGGGAGAGTTCAAGACAAGACAAGGCACAGTTGCCGGCTTCCCTGAGCTGATCGGTAAAGAGCTTGAATCTTGGGCCGAGCAGCAGTATGAACGTATCAAGAGGAGAGATTAATGGCCTCCGCAGACCTAAACGCAGTTAGAGCCGTTATTGAGGGGAGGCTGGCCACTGAGCTTGCTAATGCCCCGGCAATTCCAGTTGTGTTTCACAACATGGCCTACGAGCCAACTCCCAATTCGTCATGGGTTCAATGCCTTGTCAGCTTTGGTTCCAACGAATATCTAAGTTTTGGCGGAACTACAGCTTCAGACAATCGAATTGTTGGCTTACTGCTAATCAACATCTTCTCAGCAAAAGGCGTTGGTCCTGGCGCTAACTACACGATCGGCAAACGTGTTCGTGACCTTTACAATAGAGTCAACGTATCGGGGGTTTACTTCGATGCAGCAACAGGTCCAGAGGTACTGGGTTCACCAGCTCCCGAGGGCTACTTTCAAACTCAGGTCCGTGTGACCTTTGAATCCATCGAGGAACTCTGACCATGGCTTTTTATCGCGGCGAACAAGGCAACGTCCTTTTCAAGCATGATTCTGGCGACACTCTGACTGTTGTAACAGCAGTGCGGTCGTGGTCTTTGACTATTGACAAAGAGTCGCTTGAAGTAACAACGCTAGGGCAAAGGTTCCGCGATCGTGTTGGTGGCCTAATTGGCGGCAGCGGCAGCATTGAAGTCTTTTACGAGAAGACTGCGGCGGGTGATGGCAAAGGCGATCTGATCCGTGAAATCTTGACAACTCCAGAGACTGAATCAACTGCTGCCAGCGCAGAGCTTTACACCTACGACGCAGACAGTCAAGGAAGCGGCAGTGAAAAGTTTGCGTTTGACCTGCTGATTACATCGACTGAGTTCAGTGCTAGCGTTGGCGAGCTGCAAGTTGTGACCTTTAACTTTGAAACTAAAGGCACAATAACTCTTACCACTGTTTCTTGATCTAATTTATGGCCGCTTCAACTCAACGCACTGTTGACCTGCTTACTGGCGCTTTTGACCTTAGTCAAAGGCGCAAGTTTGTTGTCAACAATGCCGACGGTGAGCCTATCCTTGACTTGTATTTCAAGCCAATTACAAGGGCTGACCGTAAACGCGCTCAATCTGTTGCCAATAGCGAAGAGGCTTTAGACATCAGCACACAAATGCTGTGCCAAAAAGCAGAGCTAAAGGATGGCGCAAAGGCTTTTGCTCCCGCTGATGCTGCCAAGCTGCAACGTGAATTGCCTGAGAGCGTACTTAACGATCTTGAGCTTTTCTTGTTTGGCGTTGGAGAAGAGGCGGGGCTTGAGGAAGCAAAAAACGACTAAAGCAGGACAGTTGGCTCAATTTTGAGTTTTTCCTGGCCTGCGAGCTTGGCATGACGGTAAGCAAGCTTCGCACAGAGTTATCTGATGCGGAGCTTGTTTATTTTGCTGCGTACTATCAGTTGAAGGGCGAAGAGGAGAAAAAGGCAATGGATCGCGCCAAGGCAAAGCGGCGGTAAGATTAGAGCATTGCGTGGGTTGTTGTGGCAGTTTCTTCAGTCAAGCTGATTGTTGATGCAGCCAATGCAATCAACCCACTGAAGCGGGTTGCCAACGAAACCGCCAAAACAGAAAAACAAGTTAATTTATTAAAAAAGGCAATTAAGCTCCAAGGGGCGGCAATAGAAGCCGTTGCTACGAAGCTGAGCCAGTTCGGCGATATGGCTAAAGCCGCTTTTGGCAAGGCGCAAGAAGCAGCGCAAAAATATCAATCAACCCTTGGCGGTCTAAAAGGCGCGATTGTGTCGCTCGGCGTGGCAGCGCTTACGAAACGAATGATCGGGCAGGCAGCAAGCTTTGCTCAAACACAGGTACGACTAAAAGCACTCTCTAATGAGTATGGCGAATTTGGCAAAATTCAACAGCTAGTAAAAGATAACGCCAAGACGTTCAATCAGTCGCAAGCTGAATCCGCTAGCAACTTTTCAGATGTTTACGCAAGGCTGAGGCCGTTAGGCACTTCGCTTGAAGATATTCAAACGGTCTATAAAGGTTTCAATGCAACAGCATTGGCAAGCGGCACTAGCGCGGCGGCAGCAAGCGGAGCGTTCCTTCAACTGAGTCAAGCGCTTGGCAGCGGCAGACTCCAAGGCGATGAATTTAGATCTGTAAGCGAGCAAATTCCAGGCATCCTAAGGCTTGTCGCAGATGAGATGGGCGTCACTGTTGGCGAGCTGAAAAAGCTTGGCAGCGACGGGAAAATCACGTCTGACATTCTGATCAATTCTTTAGCAAAAGGGTTTGAAGAGAACAAAGACAAGATCCAAGCATTGCTCGCCGAATCTCCAGCTCAAAAATTCAAGGAGTTCAGCAATGCAACCAGCGAATTAAGTAACGCAATCGGCACTGAGTTATTGCCAGTCGTGACACCAGCAGTGGAAGAGCTGACCAAACTGCTCAAGGCTGCTGGCAGCTTGCCAAAACCATTGCTAGCCGTTGCCGCTGCGATTGCAGGCTTGGGCAGTGCTGCGGTAATTGCAGCGCCTGGG